GACAATGAACGGTGACGGGAATGCAATTGATTCAGGCTTACTACCAAGCGAAGCTAGTTTTAAAGCGCTTTTTGATTTAGCGAAGTCTGGTGAAACAATCCCAGTTAAAATTGCAAAAGTTGGATCTACTTACACACGTTATGGAACAGCCTATATTTCAAGTTACAATGAAACGCAAGGTAATAACGAACCATTCACTTTTAGTGTTACTTTCCAGGGAGTGGGTGAGCCAGCTGACGAAGAGCCAACACCATAACAGGAGGCAAGTATGAAAATAGACTTTAGAATTGGGGGTGAAATAATCCCCCTTTATTTCGGAATGGTTGCCTTTGAGGAAATGCAGAAATTATTAGGTACTGGATACGTTGGCTCCAATAAGTTTGCTGTTGATGTTGTTTGGTCAGGTTATTTAAACCATTGTGCTGTTGAGTCCAATTTCCCATTATTTACCCATCAAATGATCTATTTAAAGTTTGAAGAATTCTTTTTTGGTGATGATGAAGATGATACCAATTTAAATGAAGTTCTTTCTGCATTCGATCAATCCAAGGCAGGGGCAAAACTATTTGAAAGAGTAGATAAAGCTGTAGAAATTATTGAAAAGGTAGGCGAAGATCTAAAAAAAAAGATGAAGAAAATGCCTACCAAGCAATCAAAGAAATAGCTTATGGGCAAATGGGTTTAAGTCCAGAGCAGTACTCAAGACTTACGCCTAACCAGTTTTCAATAAAATATTTTGGTTATATGAAAGGCGAAGTTCTGAAGAAAAAAGACTTACGCCTTTTATTATGGACTATTGTTAAGGGGTACGCCGATCCGAAAGAAATGCCAAAATCACTTGAGCAGTGGTGGCCGATAGATGATGATGAGAAAGAAGCTTCCAAAGCATATACGGCAAATCCATCAGAATGGAGTGATGAAAAACGTAAGCAAGCTGAGGATTTGATTAAAAAGATGACAGGAGGATAATATGGCAGATGCAGTATTAAGTGTAGAGGTAAGGGCTAAGTTGGACCAGCTGTCAAAAGGGTTGGGCACTGCAGAGAAAAGTATAGAAGATTTTGTTAATAAAGGTGATAGGCATATTTCTGTTATCGAACAAAGGTTTCAAAATCTTGGTAAATCAACCAAAGAGATTGCCGAAAATATTAAATCTTCATTTGGAGGAATATCCCTTGATAAGTTTATTTCTAGTACCTATAAAAGTGGAGAGGCTATTGAGGCATCAAAGGCTGAAGCTGAAAAATGGAAATCAAAAATAATAGAATTAAAATCTGCTCACCAAGATCTAAAAAATCAGTTAGAATCTAATAATAAAGCAATTGCAGATTCGAGATTAAAGACTGAAGATAGTAAAAAAGCAACTCAAAAGCACAGAGAAGAAGTTGCGAAGAATGCAGAGGCTATTTCTAAGTTGAGGTTAGCTCAAGCTCAAAATAAAAAGGAAACACAAGCGGCTTCTGGATCCTATAGAGAATCACAGCAAAGATTGACTGCTTTGGGAAAGGCATTGCGAGAAAGTGAGGGAGGGTTTGATCTTAATAATAAAGCTATACGCAAGCAAATTGCAGAATACAGTGCATTAAATTCAAAACTTAAGCAGTATGATGCGGCAATGGGTAATTATCAACGAAGTGTCGGTAATTATGGTTTATTTGGCGCACTGGGAAAAGGTGTAAACTCCGCTTCTAATGGTATTGCATCAGCAACAGGAGCAATGCAGGGAGTTGCAAGTTTATTTTTACCAATGGCTCTTTCATTCACTGCGGCATCACAGGCAATAGTTTCAGGGAATCTAGAAATTAGTGATTCATTATCTGATCTTCAGAGAACTGCTGAACTGACAAAAAAAGAATCTTATGAATTGGTAGATGCATTAAAAGCACTTCCTACCAGAACAGGATTGAAAGATCTGATTGATATTGGCACCATAGGGGGGCAATTAGGAATTGCGAAAGGTGAACTTGTCGGGTTTATTCAAGCATTAGATTTTCTTGGGGTTGCATTAGCTAAAGAAATACCAGGGGGAGCAGAAGCCATAGCGGAATCACTAGGTAAAGTTAATGGAGTTTTTAAGATTGCTCAGAAAGAAGGCATAACAGCTGGCGAAGCAATGCAGAAAACCGGTTCTGCAATTCTTGCATTAGGGCAGGCTGGTTTAGCTACTGGTGGATTCTTAGTTGATTTTACTCAACGTGTTGGGGGATCTGCTAGTATTGCAAAAATTGCGTTACCATCTATTTTAGCATATGGTGCTACATTAGAAGAGGCGGGTATCAGTGCGGAGGTTGCAGGTACTGCGGTAGGTAAACTAATTGGGGAACTCGCTAAGAAAAGAGAAGACTTCTTTGCTGTTGCTCAGATTGGTGATGCTTCATTAACCTTAGAAAAATTTACAAATCTAATTAATACTGATGCAGAGAAAGCATTGAACAAGTTTTTCGTTGGGCTAAAAAGTGGAGGTAGTACACTAACTTCTTTTTACGATATTTTAGCGGGGGCAGGTATTAAATCTGAAAGATACACCAATGCAATTTTAGCTATTGCTAATAATCAGGAAAGATTAAATGAATTAACTGCTCTGGGTACTAAAGAATATGAGAATGGCTCTAAAGCAGCAGAGCAGGCTGCAATTAGAAACTTAAACCTAGCTGGTGTTACTGATCAATTAGGCCGGTCAATTAAAGAAGCATTTATTGATTCAGAAAGATCACAGTCGTTAGCTACATGGTTGGCTCAGACCTTTGATCTAATAAATACCTCCAAACTATTGGCTTATGAGGTAAATGAAAATAAAAGTAGTCTTACTGAGTACAATGGTGCTGTCAATGATCTGGTTGCTCGATACAAAGATTTGTTGCCAAAATCTTTAAGCAATAAAGATGCTCATGAAGATTTGCGGGGTGTTATTCAACAATTGGGTGAGATTATGCCAGGTGCAGTTACGCAATGGGATAACTATGGGATGGCTTTAGATGTTAATATCGGTAAAGTAAATCAATTAACAGATGCACATCGAAAATTAATTAGAGAGGCTAATAGTGAAGCAATAGAGAAAATTGGAAAATCATGGGAGAGCAACGTTAAACAAGCTGAAGAGGCGCAGAAAAAGTTTCAAAGGATAGCAAATGGCAATGCTACAATGTGGGAGAGTTTTACGGGTCAGGATAAATCTAGTAAAACTATTTCAGCTCAAAAAAATTTATCTGCTCTACAGGATATAGAAGCATTAAAACAAGCAGGTGTAGAATTATCTAAACAACAGCAAAGCTGGTTAGATGGATTTAATAAATCTTCGAAAACTAGTAAAAAAAATGCAGATGCAATAAAAGAGGTAGCTAAAGATGTTGCCAATTCTCAAACTAAGATAGAATCAAGTTCTAAAACAAAAAAAACTAAGACAAATAATGAGCCTGAAAGATTAAAAAAGGAGAGAAAATCTTTGGAAGATATCTTGATTTCCTCAATAGATTCTGTTAATAAAGTTGAGCTAAAAGGAATTGCAAAAACACGATTTGAAATAGACGAAAAGTACAATGGCTGGATTAAAAAAGCACGAGAGTCTGTCAAAACTATCGGAGATGCTGCCGAAACTATTAAACAACTTGAGATCAATAAGGTAAAAGAAACTTATCTGGCAACAGATAAGATCATGAAAGAAAGTTTAGAAAAGAAGAAAAAAGATGAACTGAAGTCAGCTCGGGATTTAGCAGAATCAAAGAAAAAAATAACAGCTGATGCAATTAGCATTGATCTTGTTTTTGCTCGGAAATTCGATGAGACGTCAGGGCAAAGATCCTTGCGCCAATTGAATGCTGAGTATAAAAAGATGTCTGAGATACTTGAAAAGGAATTGAAGTCTCAAGCAGAATCAGGTTTAAGTAATGGGGTAAATTCTCGAGAGTCAGCACTACAAGATGAGTATTATAAGAAGATGGAAGTGTTACATGCATTAGATAATAAAATGCGTGTAGACATGACAGATGGTAGAAATATATTCAATAAATCATTAGAAAAAACAAATATTCTTTTGGATGAGAATACAAGGAAAATGCAAGATGTGAATGCGTCGGATCCTGAATATAAAAGTAAGCTTGAAGAGTTTCAAAAGTATCAGACAGCATTATTAAATCAACAAGAAACGTTAAACACCCTTAAAGGTGCTTATGACCAGCTGACAGAAGGAATAGGTAGTTCATTTGCAAACATGTTAATCAAAGGAGAAAGTTTTGCAAAGGGGATGGAGGATGTTTTTAGGTCAATGGTATCATCAATTATTAGTCAGTTGGTAAAACTAGCAGCTGTTAAAATTTTAGGAGGTATTGCAACAGGTGGAATTGGATCTATATTTTCAGGTTTATTCGGAGGCTTTGCAAGCGGTGGTTATACAGGTAATGTTGGTGTTAATACTCCGGCAGGTGTTGTCCATGGTCAGGAATATGTAGTTAATGCTCAGGCAACAAAGCAATTCCGGCCACTATTAGAATCCATAAATTCGGGTAAAATACCGTCTGTAGAAGATTTTACTCCTCAATTAGCTAATAAAATTAGCCAAAATCCATCTTTGGGTGCTATGAATACTAAAAATAATGTATCTTTAAGCGTTAAAGTAGACGGAGATGTTAGAAACAACGTAATAAAGTTATCTAACAACAAGGCTACACGTCGGGAAAGGAAAATAGGGAGAGGGTGATAAGTGATGTACGGAGAGATATATTTCCACGAATATTGTATTAATAATTCTGATACACCTGCTAGGGTTTCGATCAGAAAGTATAATTATACAGGGTCAGCAATCTATGTGGATGCTGGTCCTGTTCCTTTTGTCAAAGCAATTTTAAATAACGAAGAAGATAAGATAGGCGGTATATATCCTACAAGTTGTACCGTTCAGTTGATCGGTGATGAAGATTTCGGAATGGATGATATCTTTACTGCATCAGATGCCGATTTCCAGATCGTTCATTTAATTGATAATAAAATAGATTGGATCGGATTTATGTCTCCGGAAAACTTTGAGGAAGAAGATACGCAGGGAAACCGATATCTTAATATTACGGGTTTTGATGGATTGACAAAATTAAAAGATCTTCCATTCGTGGATTCTAATGGTCAGAACTATGGTGTTGCAGATGGAATTTTTTCGAGGGATTTCTTATTTGTGATAAAAGAGTGTCTTTTAAAAACAGGTTTAACTTTAGACTTCAAAACCTTAACTGACAGAAAGCCACTTTTAGTAAATACTCAAGAATATGTAATTGATGCTCTTGGTTTTAATGATGGAACATTTGCTTTTGGGCCAACTATGCCAGCGAGTGAATATGCTGTTGGTAATTACATCAGTTATTATCAATTAGATGATGGAGACCGGACAATATATACGGCAAAGATACTTAGTGTCGCCCCAAATGGAACGGGAGTCCGTCTGACGCTGAGTAATCCTTTTTTTGTGGCTCAGGACACATTTATCGTTGCACAGTTCTTTGATGCAGCATTAAGTACTGTAGAAGGTAATCCTTTGCAGATAACAAAGCATGATTTAAGAACGTGGTTAAGTACGGATCCTGAAATATCGGATTTTGAACGAAATAAAAACTTGCCATACTATTCTTATAAAGACATCGCTATGTCGTCATGGGATGTCTTTGAGAACTTAGCCGTTCAATGGGATCTTAAAGTTACGCAGGCTAATGGCATGTGGGTGCTTGAAAGTCTAGATAAAGAACGGATAGCAGAGCAGTATTATAAGTACGAGTCTTTAGGTGATTTTATTGAAAGAGATAGTATTGCAGATTCAATTGTGATTCCTTGTGAAGATCTATTGAAATTCAAGATTGACGGTAATGTAAGGTATATTGATAAGACATTAAAAAAAGTAAGTGTCAACTACAATTATCGGTACCGTGTTGAAGGTGACCCACTGGTGAACTTGATTTACAATGGTGATTTTTCATTTCCTTATATTCCTTCTCCACCATCAGTATACACCCCACAAGGATGGACTAGGGATGTTTTAGGTAGTCCAATAGATTTGCGAATTACTAATTTTGAAGTAACAGGACAGCCATTTTCTAGAGCTATTGAAATAACTACACCCGACGAATTCAATTCCAAGAACAGATTAAGACCTATTACCATAAATATGGTTAAAAGCGATGAATTATTCTTAGAATGGTATCAGAGGATAAATGAAATATTTGATAATGTTCCAAGTAATTCTTATAATACAGTAATATGTGAACTGAAAACTCCTACAGGAGATGTGTATTATCTTGTTAATTCAGGAGATCAGGAAAATTGGAATGACCCCTATTACATGTCCCCAAATCCTATGGGTAGATGGATAAAAATGGATCATGACCGAAATGTATTCCATTTTAATAGTAATTATTCGCCTAGTCATATCCCCGGTACATTGTCAGAGTGGGGAAAGGTAAAAGTAAGATGTGAAGCTATTCCAGAGTCAGGAATTTTGACGGTAAATTTTGTAGGTTCAGCCCGATTACTTTTTAAAACTTCAAATGCCTCAAAAGATAAAAATAAAATTGCTTGGAGCTATGTTGTAGACTGGGAAGAATACTATAGGAGTGGGGAGATAAATTACATTCAGGATAATATTAACAGAGTTGAGAATGTAACATTCTATAAAGGTCAATGGAATCCTTATGTACAGATTGCAGATGTGATGATTACCCGTGTTTCATCTTCTCAGCAAGGCAAAGGTCGTGTCTATAGGTATGAGCAAAGAGGAGAATACTTTGATTCAATTGAAAACATTAATGTTTATACAGGCGATGAAAAGAATGTCGATCATATTAGCCAAATGACAGTTAATGATGTTGTTACTGATAAATGGATGACTACAGATAATAGTCTTGATATCGGGCCTTTGGGCATGATGCTCGCAAAGTCGATAATGAGACGATATTATTCACCTAATAAGTGTATCGACGGAGGATTTGGAATACCTGACATGCAGTTAAATGCTTCTTTGATATTAGAAGATGACGAAGGAGTAATTTACGATATCAGACAGGGTGAGGTATCATCGAAAGATAATTTGTTTAACGGTACGGTCCAGCAGATAGGATTAGATCATTTACCCTTTGGAGGTCAGGATATGGGCGCAAACTCCTTAACTGGCGGAAGTGGCGGAGGATCTTCAGGTGTTAGTGGCGCTAGTCAAAGTTGGGTTTCAGCTCAAAACTATATCAACGCAGCAAATGCAACATTGCAAAAGACCTTGGAAAGAGGTAGTGAATCTAATATGATCATGACTGTTCGGGGTGTTAGGCATGGAGAACTACTTTCTGTTCCAACTGTACCTCCTTTGATGGAAGATAGGTTGTTTGGAGAAAAGTACTTAAGATGGGATAGTGGTTATCTGATTATCAATGATGATAAAGCAAAAGTAGGTGATTCCGATAAATGGGAGGGAGAAACTTATAATGATAAAATAGGTCAGGGATTAAAGCCTTCAGATAGTCCAACCTTCAACCAAGTAAATTTAACTACAGTTAGTGTTGGCGGAGATACAGGTTTGACAATAACCAGGAATGTCAAGCTAGAAGATGATACAGTCGAAATTTGGACTTTTAAATCAGGGGTATTAGTGAGTGTGGAAAGTGTGTAAGATTTAAAATATAATTATGGCAAGTGAAGATGAAAAAGTGAGATTCCCACAGGGAATGACGGTAGCCAGTTCAATTAAAGGAGGAGATAAATTTCTAATGGCGGATGCAGATACAGGCATCACAAAAACGGCAGATTTCGATACGGCTAAACAATATCTTTCAATTACAGGAGAATCAATGCCTGCTATACAAGGTGGCACTACTCCTGCTGCAGCTGTTGCACTACCTGCAGGTCCAACAGGTCAAAACAGATTTTTTGATGCTAGTTGGGGTTATTGGAAATACAACAATGTAGTATTGAAGAATCCAACTGGCACTGATGGAATACCTGAAGGAAATGATGGAACTTTATATTGGAACGGAACTGCGACAACTCCTACTTGGAGCATTAGCAAGATGCAGGCTTTGCCAATGCCTCAAGGTGTACCTGTTATTAATCCTAATGGTGACGGAATACCAACTGAAAAAGCTACAGCAATATATGTAGATGATAAGACAGTGAAACTTACTCATGGGAAGAATTTCTTTAATCCGAAAGATTTAAGAGTAGATGAGTTAATAACTAATGCAGGGACTATTGGTACTGGTGCCGGAGCTATTGGCTGGGCATGGTCAGGCTATATTGATATTAGCATGATCCCTATAGGTGGAGATTTGCCATTATCATCAGATAAGAATAGAACTGGGTTAGCTTTTTTTCCCAGTAAAGGAGTTGCGGGTAGATATTTAGCTGTAAACACTGGTATTCTTAAAAAACAAGCTGGAGATAATTTTATGGGTTTCAATGCATATTCACCTACAGAAAACTCATTTACTTGGGCGCAGGTAGAATATGGTAAGGTAGCTACCCAATATGAAGAATTCAGAAGAATTGTAGGCGTCGCAGAAGTTGAGAATTTGAGTTCTACAATTGTTAGCGCTACTACAGCTTTAACAAAATCAACAGCAAATGAAATTAAATTACTCCCTTTAACAACTTCAAAGGTAATTTCTAAAAATAAATTGAGCCCAGCGTCGAAAGTATTTGATGTGTTACTGAATGTAACAACTGGGGAGTGGGTTTTTAGTTTATCTTATTTTGGTATCGATTTTACACAAGTAGAGGCAGGTAAGATTTATAAGTCTATAAAATCAAATAATACCTCGTTTACATTGCGCCAAATAGTATTTTTTGATATTAATTTGACTGTAATTGGAGCAATTACGGTCAATAGTACGTCCTTCACAACTCCAATAAATACAAAATACATTCGGGCCACCTTTTTAAAAACGGAGGGTGCTGACTTTAATCTATTAGGTATTGTCATTAATACAGATAGTTTTGAACCGTATGCTGAGTATGATAAAGTTTCTTTAAGTGGGCAATTGTCAACAGGTAGAAAATCAGATTCTGATATTGCTACAATTGAAGATGTGAAAAATTTAGCTGGTGCAAAAAGTATTGATGGATTCAATTATTCAATTGATTCAGTTGGTAATTTGGAAGTATATGATAATAGCGGTAATAGTATCAAGGGACAAGTAGCAAATAAACGTGGATATAATGGAAATGATATGTTTAATTTCAGTCCATCTTCATTTAATGCAATTACTATTGGGAGTGCTGATGATGTTGCGCCACAGCATATTATGGGCTTGACAATTGGCGCAAATCACGGTAAAGGATACCAGATTGCGACCATTTCAAATCATGGATACACAAATACGATCATCGGTACAGAATGGGATAAAGGAGGTGTCAAATACTATCCCATCCGTATAATAAGTACAAATCAGATTGCTTTTTTAGCGGAATATGAAGGAACTGAATTTAGTTTTTTATTTAAGCCTGCTTTAACTCCTGGAACTATTACTTATAATGGGATTAGTTACAATATTACTTCCGTAATCGCGGGTACAACTGAACAACTTTACCCTTCTATCGGTATGAAATACTTAAATGTATTTGTAGATAATAATAAGGTTCAATTGAACACTCTAAGTAGTTCTAAAGATCTAAAGGTAATTGAAGAGTATGATATCTACAACCCTGCGAGTGTATTAAACAATCTTAGGGCAAGATCAGGGCAACCTCAGGATCCTGACATGAAAGGCAATTCAGCTTGTTCTGTAAAAAATATATATAGTTTCAAAAAAGACTTTTCATGTATTATAACAACAGGTGTTTATTATAATCAACCTGTAAAATTTGCTGATATTATGGTAAGCCAGGCCGTTCAGATTTCAGGGAACCCGTTTTATTACATTCCTAATTCAGCACCAATTGGACCTGTAGATTTTCGTAAACCGGTACAACCTGTGTTTAGTAATGATATTTTTATTAACAGAAATAATCTAGATCCTTTAAATCCGCCTATCAGGGTCATTCAGTATTCGGGGAATGTGGGTTTTATGATCGGTTATCTTCCTGGATTTAATGATTTATCGAAAACAGTTAATCTATTTGAAATTAGAGGTAGCAGCAAAAAAATATATCCACACCCAGTAGATAGTGGAGCAGTAGGAGAAACAAGATCTATTGGAGATTATTATGAGATTAAATTGTACAGAACTTATACAGATTTGTCCAATACCAGGACAGGAAACAGATTAAGCTATTTCATAGTTCATGAAGAAAATGAAACTTTCATTTTCATTGACTATTCAGGCAGCATGGTTGACATGCTTAATATTAATTTACCTGAATTAAGTGCTAAAAAAATAGAAGTTGTTGAATCAAGGAATACAGTATTGCTATCAAAAGTATTTAATCAGGGATTCATAGTTAAAGCAAATTATGTGGAAGGCGAAACCTGCTTTATGATTGTAAAATGTGGAAAGTAGAGATTATAATATGAAAATAGGACAAAAAGGCTTAGCCTTAATAAAAGAATTCGAGGGATGGTATAGTAAGCCATACCTCGATCCGGTAGGTATTGCAACTATTGGTTATGGTTTTACTTATTATTTACCTGGTCGTACAAAAGTGACTTTGAAGGATAAGCCATTGAGCAAAGAAGAGGGTGCAGTAATGTTAATTGATATACTAGCTAACTACGAAAAAGATGTTTTGCGCATGGTCAAAAAACCACTTACGCAAAATCAGTTTGATGCATTAGTTTCCTTTACTTATAACCTTGGAGGTACTAACCTTAGCCAATCAACACTATTGAAGAAAGTGAACAAAAATCCTAACGATCCATCAATAGCTACTGAATTTATGAAGTGGGTTAATGCAGGAGGCAAGCCCTTCAGTGGTTTGATTCGAAGAAGAAAGGCTGAGGCAGAATTATATTTTACTAAGTAGTATGGAGCAATTTTTACAAGAACATGTACTACCCAATCTATGGGGAGCTTTAGCGGCAATTGTTGGAGCTATTTGGCTTTGGTGGAGATCAAAGCCAAAAGAAAGAATTGAAAATGATGGTGGAATTGTTGAAAATGCGAAAAAGGTATTGGAGATGTCCGAGGGCATAACTGATCGATTAGAAAAGCAACTTGAAGCATCCGATGGTATTATCACTGCGTTAAAGGAGAAACTTCAAATAGCTATCGAGGGTGAAAATACATGTAAGAAGGCATTAAAGGCTATAAAAGAGGAGTATTCAAATTTCAAGAAGTTATTTAATGAACAACGGATCGAAGTTGAAGCCCTTAAAGAAGAATGTAGGCTATTACGTATAACAATAGAAAACAATGAAAAAACTGATCTTACTACTGACAATCTGCACGCTAATTAGTTCGTGCGGATTGTTCCGCAAAACGACAAAGAATGTAAATACTTCTGAACATGTCGTAAAAAAGCAGGAAGCCAGCGAATCCAGTAAAAAGGAAAGCGAAGTTAGTTCTGAGTCTTCTCGAAAAAAAGAAAATGAGTCATCAAGCGAAAGGGATCAACGCGATCTTGATTCTCAAACAACGATAGAAGCTGACGAGATCACTGTCGATAAAAATGGCAACGTGTCAGCAAAGGGAGGGGCTAAGCTTACAAATCACACAAAGGATCGGGGCAAAAGCGAAATAGAATCAAATATAGCCTTTGAATCAACTAACAGTAAGAATGTCGCCAAGGTCACGTCCGAGGAGTCAAAAGGTAGGAAGAAGGAGCAAACAAAGGATAAGGTAAAAGATAGTGAGGTGGTAAGCGAGTCAAGTGGAAAAGGTATAATTTATGGGGCTATTGGTGTTCTGATAATTGTTTTCGGTGTATTGTGGTATTTTGGGGTCAAAAAAAGTAATTAAAATTAAAAGGAGCTAAATTTTAGCTCCTTTATTATTAACAATAAATAGTTTCTAAATTAAAATTGTGTCCATCTTCATAATGATTTCCTTTCTTTGATTGAATTATTGTTAGGGTTTTTTTGATAATTAAATATACTGATTGTTTTATTATAAACAACTATGTTACGCTATTTGTTTTGCCAAAAGTAAACATTCCCTCCTTAATTGATGTTCTTTTTGTGTAAAATTTTTTAGTGTACGACTTGGTGGCACCCGAAAATGAATGTTTAGCCTGTATATGAAATTCTATATGTTGGCTGTCTGAATTCCATAATTGATCTATATCTTCACGTGTTGTAAGAATTAACGCAAAATCACCTTCTTTATTATTCTTTTTTGAACAACGTGGAAGAATCATTACCTTATCTCTTACTAAATCTATTTTGCTTATTCTGAAATTTTGACCACCGTCAGAATTAAATGGAGTTTTTAAAAGCAATTCCGCTTTTAAATCTAAAATATCAAATCTATTTGAGGAATTATAAATTTTAAATGCAAAAAAAGTTCCTTTATCATTTGATGATTTTGCTATAAGATCACAGATAAAAATGTTAGGTCTTAACCTAGTCATATAAAGATAAAAAACTCCAGATGCAACAACTCCTGAAATTACACCAGATAAAAGTGAAAGTAAAAAATCCAAGGTTAAATTGGTTAAGTTTAAAAATAAATCCAAATGTAAAATAATATATTCAATTTATCAATGGTTTAATATTTATTAAATACATATTTTAATTCTCATGAATTTCCTTTAATGCCAAAATAATAGCCAGTGCTAAATCGTCCTTCATATTTCCATATGCAAGATGAATTTCCCCTTCATCATATTTTCTAAAGTAGAACACAGATCCGTTCTTTCCACGCATGATATAGTTAACCAAACCTGATTTACGTTCGATTGTAAAAGGTATTACCACCTCTTTTTGTTTTACTATAATTTTTAGCCGACTCATTAGCGTAAAATTAGTAAAATATCTATAATTTTGAATAAAATTAAAATTATGGAACCGTGGAGAATAAAAGATAAAAAAGAAATTCCCGCTGAAGTGACTTCTTTGCACCGTTTTGCAATTCAGAATAACTGCTGGATCTATCATGATGTTTCTAGGATATTTTATACACCTGAGGAGTTTTTGGAAAAATGGGAGCGGATATATAAAGAGGAACATACAGGCTTAAGTAATATAAAAGAATTTGTAGTAAAAAGTCCGTACGCTGCTATTAAGCAAAGAGCAGGGTGGATAAAAAGGGCAAGTGAGGAGCTTCAAGCCTTATTAATAAAGCTTGAGGATTATGATATACAATTCAAACCGCCTAAATAGCTTTTTGAATATCAGGGTGATTAGTATCAGTCAATTTAGGATCTGTTACACGTACAACTTGATGACTAGATAACTCACCATCGTAAGGCTTCATCAATTTAACGATATCGTCTTTGGTGGTGGCATGTAACCAGGCATCTTCATCTTGCTTTGCAATAATAAGAGGCATACGTTTCTTTTCATTGTGAATTTCAGCGAGTAGGGGATTGGCTTCAGTAGTGATTATCGAGAATGTAGGATAAGTTTCTCCAGTCTCGTAATCCTTAAAATCGCTGTAGACAATTCCTAAAGTGAAGATCTCTTTACTAGGAGTATAGATATAATAATTTTCGGTGTCTTTTTTACCAGCAACTTTATGTGGCTCATAAAAGCCATTAACGTATAATAGACCCCGATTTTTAGTAATGTAGTTTTTGTATGAGGCTTTCTCGAATATGGTACCAGAATCAGCATTTAAAGTATTTGCGTATTTCTTTGCATCATCTTCTGTTTTTACCCAAAATGGGATTAACTTCCATCGTGCGGAAACAATCTTATCATCTTGATTGTTAAGAGTTACCGGCAAGTAAGGACGAGCGAAACCAGAGACGTGATAAATTTCAGAAGGTTCAAAAGTCACTTCTTTTTCAGGACGTGCTTTTTTAAGATATGTAATGTCAGGAGTTGAAACGTGGTAACACATAATACAATAGTTTAGGTGTTTAACAATTTTAAAACTTATAAGTTTATGCAAGATGATAAATTAAATATGGAAACCCGACTTATCGCTTATAATGAGCATTACGGGTTTATTGAAAATCCAGATGAATTCAACTTTCATTATAATCCCCATAGGCTTATTGTCAAAAACTACTCATTGCGCACAGGAGATAAGGAAATTTATAAAAACTATCTTGAAGCTTTTTTTCCTGAACAAGCTGCATCTGAATTAAAAAATTTCGATGAAGAAATTAAGTATATCCGCAATTATGAGAATGAAGCGCTGTTTGAATGGGTGGAAAATAATAAAATAAAAGTTGTCGAATCTGATATCAATTGTGATGATCCTGATGCTATTTTTAAAATGGTCGATGTGCCTGTCAATGAAGATCCGGTGTTGTATGTTCTCGAAGAGGAGGGTTTTATTTATAACAGAATGTTAACTAGGGATTTTCTTAAAATGCCTAACAAAAAGTGGATTAATGTTAAAAGAGATTGATTTTAAATATCATGGAATACGTTAAATTAACACATGCTGTCCTTAAGGAGCTTAAGAAAGACGGCTTTAACATCCTACTAACAAAGTCAACGGTAGAAGATGAAGATCCGGAGTTTACTCCAGAGTATAAATCTGACTTATGGGGTTTCTTGGAAACTCTCGATGGGGAAGAGGGAAGTGCAGTGATAGATGACTTATTAGGATTAAAAGAGGAAGATTTGAAAGGCACTGTTTTGTTTTAGGGAAGGGGTCACAAATAGCTCGGTTTGTTATGCTTATACTTGCATTTTATTAAAACACTAAATAATATGACAGAAGAAAAAGTAAGGCAGGCATTAACTCATTATTTAAAAAATAAATGTGATGAAGTTGATCAAAAATTCAGAATTGGTAAGATCCAAAAATTAGGTAATAACTACAAATATAAAGCGAGTTATACTTTACCGCTGAACGAAGGGGAAATCTTTCAGCATTTTGTACATTTTAACTTTATAGAAGGTGAAATACAAGATGTTGAAATTTTTAATATTCTTAAGTATCAGACTGGCGTGCATAATCATGATTTTAACAGGAAATCTCCTGATGAGATTTTTGATGATTATAAAGAGTAGGCTATAAACCTACTCTTTAAAAAAATCCTAGGATATCTCCCTAGACTTGTATGTTTAAAATGTTATATTCGAACTTCCTCCCCACTGGAAAGCATAATATATAGGTAAATGATCTTGATAACTAGTGTAGTTTTCACTAAAAATTTGATAACTACCAGTCCAATTTACAGATGAAGGGCCGTTTACAACATCGTTATATGTACCGCTCGAAGAACTTGTTTTAAGTGCCAAAACTTCAACATCGAAATTTAAGCTATGCGGATATAATGTGTACGTGTCAGTATAGAAAACCCCTACAACTCCATAAACTTTACCATAATTAATATAATTAAACTTGCTGTCGAATTTATATCCAACTTCGACTCTAATTAATAATGTTCTATTTGATAATGGGTCAGGAATTGTAAACAAGTTTGCATCTGGTTGCATGTAATCAAATGTGTAAGCACCTCTAACAAAAGTTTGCGCATCTGCCTTACTGTAAATTAAACAGATAAAGACAATTGTTAAAATTGAAATTAGTTTTTTCATAAATTTTGAATTAAGTTTATAATTAAGTAATAAGTTAAACATAATAATTCTTTGCTTCAATAATTTTTTCATTTTTATAAATGAAAATAATTATCAATCGATTGCTTAATTGCATATTTTCTCTTAATGTATTTTACATTGTAACAAGTAATATTGAATCTAATAAACTTATACATTGAAAGGATATAATCAATAGTATAATCACATATCACTTAAATGTTTAGGTTAAATGTGCCTTTAACCAGCATATTGTCCTTAGAAGTGTCTAAAAATTGCTTGCCCAGCCTCAGCTGTTAGCAGTGTGATTTTCATAATTTGAAATTTAAGTAATTAAAATGTGATGAGTTTACGGGTTTCCGTATGTCTCAAAAAAGAATTGAACTTCTGTTGGAACCTCCGACACTAATCCATAACGTTTTGCGAACTTGTATTGTGTACTATCTCGGTTCAAAGATTTTATAAAACCCCCGATCAGCTGTCTAAAGCTTTCTAAGCTTAATGAATTCTTAACAATATTGCAACTAGAGCAGGATGGATTAAAGTTGTCGATTCTATTGTTTTCTGGTCGCTCACAAGTTCCGTTAGTCCAATTCCTTACGATAGGCTCGATATGATCGGCATGCCAGCGGTCGGGTAGGAGATCACCGCAATATGCGCAGCGACCCCCGTATTTTTGTTTTAGATGTTCGCGTTGTTGTTTGTTTAGTTTCATATTGGTAAATTCGTATATGTTATATTCGGAAAATTCAAGGGGCGAATTGCTTGATATTAAGTCAAGATTCACTAAATATTTAGATTCAATTAAAGGACTAAATAGCCGACAGATTTACAGTCGTATGTATAATACCATGAAAGCAGAAAAAGAAGTGATTTCATGTTTTTCTACTGTTTCTGAAGGATGGGATTCTGAACTACACCATTCAAATAATAACAACTTTATTATTGACGAAATTGATTCAGTTATATATGAAATAGACTATAGATTAAAAAAGATGATCTAAGCTGTTTCCATCGTCTATTGTCATATCTCATGATATTTTCGGACATCTTCAAGCATTTGCCTGTAAGATTGTCCTGTTGAATTTTTATTGTTTATTTTCTCCCATTCAGCTGTTACATGTCGCCAGAAGTCATCGGAAGAGCAACCGTCGTCAAGATCATCCCAAACGACGATCTTTTCAACTAGCTTATCGCAATGTAAATGAGACTTCCATGTAAACGCTGAGTCACCTACGTTGAATGATCGATTGTATTGTTGACCGATATCTACAGGCATACCGCAGAAGTCACATCTATGCGACTTCTTTGCGGTTACTTTTTTTGAGCTTAGCATTTGATTCATAATCTTATTTGATGGTTATTTGATTAAGTACGTATTGTCTCTCTCCATTTTCAATATTTCCGCCTGTGCACGTAACTAAGCCTATTTCAACATAGGCTCTAGCTAGGTCGTAGTTTATTTTTATTTCATCTTTTGTGAACAAATCGAGGTAAGCGTACTTTTCATGTACGCATATCGTTAGTTCTGATCCGAGCCTAATCTTGTTAGTTACATTCTGAGTATAAGCAACAGGAATGTAATCACCGTTTTTCAAAAATGTTAATAGCATGTGTTCTGTTTTTAATTTGTTTTAGATTTAACTTTGAAATTATAGCAGCCAAAACGCCTTTACATATTGTATTTCCTGCTTGTTTATATGCTTGACTATCCGATACCGTCCATGTGAATGAATCAGGGAAGTCCATTAGTCTAAAGCATTCCCTGGGGGTTAATCTGCGAATGCGAAAACCGATTTTGTATAATCCTGTTTTTGCGCCTAATCCACCACCTTCTGATTTTATTGTGCAACTTATACCATTGTCCGAATAAATCCTGCCTGCATCACTGTTGTTTTGGTATAGTGAACCTATCTGATGCATATAACCTTTCTTATTTGTACTTGATATTTGTTCAATTACTACATTGTCCTTTTGAACTGTTGTTAAGGTATTTGAAGTTCCATTATTGTTAACCTCTAACATTTGTACGGTTTCGGCACCAGTTATTCGTGATTTTGGCTTATTAGGATTTCTTCCTCTAATTGCTCCAATTGCAATACCTTGACTTGGATGTGTTTTAATAGTCTGTGCACACTTTTTACCTACCTTACCTCTAATTGTTTCAGACCATAGATCAGAAATGTTGATAGAATCTTCTCCAATTTCTGCAGTTTCAAATCCTATTTTAGTAGCAGATTTTATGTTAACATATCCATTGGCATATCCATGTGTACCTGAACATAACGTTTGAAAAATTGAATTATCTGTAAAAACTTGTGATGCTTGAGTATTTTGATTAATGAATGTATTATTGCCATTAGACATCAATCCTTTAGTCATTAAATCGCTTAAATAATACTTTTCATCTACATTTTGTTCAAGAATATCTCTTAACCTTTTTGATAAAAAAACTTCTTTTGGGAATGAGAAATTGTTATCTGAATCATCGCGAATGCCTATTAGAAATACACGTTCCCTGTTTTGTGGTATGTCGTAATTTTTTGCATTTAAAACTTTCCAGTAAAGATGATAGTGCACTGATTCAGGATGAGGAAATAATGTAGGAAGTCCATTAACGGATTTTCCTCCTAAATACTGGACCCATTTATTAAAAGTATTTCCATTATCATCACTTAATAGTCCTTTGACATTTTCAAAAATGAAATATCGAGGTTGATTTTTCATTATGAACTCGTGAGAGTTATAGAACAGAACACCTCTTTTATCATCTTCACCTTTACGTTTTCCTGCTAAACTGAATGATTGACATGGTGGTGATGTCATGTAAATATCTAATGGTTCTTGCGGAATAACTCGATCATATACATTTTCAGGATAATATTCTGGTGATCCATAGTTGTGGACATAAGTTTGACGCGCGTACTTATCCATGTCACAGGCATAAACTTCTTTATATTCTATATTTAGACTTAGCAGCGCTTGATTGAATGCACCTACACCGCTAAAATCTGATCCTATCTTTATCATACTTTACTTTGTTTGATTATTAATTCTATGTTGTCACCTCTGTAGCCTCTATACTGACTAAACCAGTAGTTTATTGATTGAGGGCTACAGTTTACTATCCGAGCTACTCTGTTTTGAGGAATGCCAGCGCACAACAACTGTATGGCTAATGCTTTATCTCTTATTTTGTAGCTCATATTATTTGATTTATATGCCCAACTTTAATTGTGGCCTTGGTTGATTTAGATCCGGATTGTCGCTTATTTCGAGATCTATTTCTTCAAGCCAATACTTAACACCGTCTTCATTGGCATTATTTTGCCATACTTCGACGTATTTATTAAAAGCTCTTTTACCTTTATCTGTAAGGAAATATCCAGATGTAGGAGGCAAGCGATCAGTTACGCTTACCTCTCTGTATAGTTTATTTTCCATTTGTTTACTATATTTATCCATTGGAAATGGATATTGAATTTTATATATTTTTAATTGTTGTCGGCCTTTTCGGATTAGGATTGTCAATCAATGATTTAAAAAATCCTAAAAAGAAAGTAGAGCACATTGCCTATAGAACTAATTATTTCATCCTCTTTCTATGGAGTTCAATCTGCATATTAATTGCACTAGCTTACTTCATGAAATCTTATCTTATTTAATTCTATTTTATCTTTCATGATGACCGATGACCATGTTTCTGGATTAGTAATTTCAGTTTTTTGTATAGTAGTTGGCTACATTATGAAAAGAATGGGTGAACCATCCTATTGGTATACTAGGCCTATTGCTCTAGGTGTCTTTGTCATTCTATTGATCATTTTTGACGCCTTTGTCGGATTTAAATAATTCATCTTGTACCTCACTTTCCTTTCTTAAATATTTTCTTAGCTTGGGTAAGAACTTACCTAGCCAAATATTTACAGCAGGTTCATCATTTACAATGAAATACCAAGGTTCACAGGATATAGATTTAGTCATATCCTTAAAATCACTTTCATACTCATGATATCGTCCATTTTTTGGAAAATCAACATCAAGATTCTGCATCATGTGTACAAATTCATTTTGACAACCTGAGAACCTTTGCACATTATTTAAAGCATCTCTCAGCTCTTTGTCAGCTTCTAAATTCATATAGAACCGCCAATAAGTATCAGTCTTAATATATTTTCGAACAGCAACCATTGTCTTTTTGATATTAATAGGGCCATCGTTAGAACGTTGACCAAGCTTATTAATCAAGTAACTGTCATCCGTTTTTAATAGGAACTTCTTTAAGTCATATCCTTGTCCCATTGATCCCCAGTAGTATGATAGATTGTAATCATAATCATCATTCGATAATATGATCTTACCCTTTCCGTCTTCGTAGTCTTGAAGGATTACATCAGTACCCAGTAATCGAAAATTAGTTAGCTTAGTCATTAGTAACCTCGCTTTCTAAAATCAGTTCGATATCTGTAGGAAACATAAAACCTGTTTTGAAGCCCACGTTAACCATTTCTGCAATCTTATCGAAGTCAGCAACATCAAGCTCATCATAAAGAGTATCGTCTTCCATTGCGAAATCTTCTTGACCGCTTATGTAGTCAGTGAGTAATTGCTGGATAGTATCAGCACTTATGCTGAATGTTATTGTAGTCTTGGACATCAAAACAACCTTTTTACCTCGGTTGTATTCTTCAACGCCATTTTCAACAAGATGCTCGAGCTTTCCAACTTCTTCTTCCTGATAAACGTTGTAGTGGGTATAGCCTTGTTCTAAGGCTTGGGGAATTGTTAGCTTATCCATTAGTTACCTCGCTTTCCTCAACCATCTTAAAATCTTCCCACTTACAAAAACCAATCACGGTTTCACCTTCTACATGATCAGGTAATTCCCACTGGCAATGACGAACATTCCCCCAGTGATCGGACTCACGATAAACACCACTTTCGTCATACCAGTAGCGAGATGATATCTTATCAGTTTGCAGAAGAAAGTTTACACCACCCTCTTTGTTTTTCCAAAAAGCTACAATTGGGTATTCTTGACTATAGTAGCTACCATCAGTGTCTATCTCTCTAATTTCAGCTATTTTACTTTCCGAAATGTATTGTATAACGGTATGGCTGCGAATAGCATTAGCAAAGGAAACATGATCAGCTTCACGCTCTATTATTCCATCAACTTTCGAAAACAACGCGGTTGTTGCCACGAAGAAATTGTCTTTGTTTACTTGTTTAGTATTCATAATCTGTTTTTTTATTAAATTGCCCCATGTATATTTTAGAGCGCATAGGTTTTGTAATTATCTTTTTATTTTTTGCTTATCTGGGTTATAGATCCCTTAAATCTGATATTAGAAATGATATGTCAATTACCTTTAAAATCAAATCGTTTTATTTTATTATACAGGGTGTTGTATTCGCCCTACTTATTCTTTATTCAATTTTTAAAAGTTTATAAGTAATTTATTGTATTTCACTATAAATGAAATTTAGTTTGTTGTTTTCATTTTTTATGATTTAAATTGTTTTTAATCTGAAATAAGAAAGACCTAACTTTTTGGCTAGGTCTGGGTTTTGTTCGATGTACTGATGGTGTGGCCAGCAAAGAGATTTGAAGTACCTTTTGTCTGTTAAAAAGCTTCCGATTCGTCCTCGTGAGTGATGAAGCGTTACTTCTCTGCATTTGCATCCTGGATACATGCAGATTGGATTTTCTTTTAAGAAGATGTCTCGAAGTGTGCGATATCGCCTGAGGTTGTCTAATGACTTTTTTGATAATTTAGCGATCGGCTTGGTAGGCTTTTTTAATGGAGTTTTCTTTGATTGGTTTTGATAACAGTAGCCACACATCTTTTTAGCATATATCTGCCGAGTATTTCCGCAGGATATACATTTAGATGTTTTGCGTTTTATCATGCTAAATGAATAAGCCTGCCCATCTAAAAAATAAGTAAGCAATGAAAACACTAATTAATTCAATCCAAAAATTGTATTCCCCATCTTTAGGGTCTCCGTGCTTAATAAAGTTTATGCATAAACTTAAAGTCCAAAGGACAATTAAAATAACTTCCGGTGCTTTCATATTGATTCTATTTTAAATTTGAAATATTCTTTTCCTTTGCTCACTTTGATCTTATCAACCTCAGCTCTGATTATGTGCTTGTCATCAAAACCGTATTTTTTTTGAAGAATATCCTGTAAAGGCTTTACTGGGTTGTCCCAGTCTGAAAGAGAAGAGGATAAACCGAATTCAAAGGAAATTTTAAGTGGTGGTGATGGTAGTTTAAGAGGAGGTAATGATAAAAGCACATATTTTTCGTATGCTTTGTATTTTGGTGTTTTAAAGCGTTGGCCCTGCCAACATTCATTAACTGATAGTGGCTTAATCGGGATGATTATCATAAGAATCCTTTTCTTAATTCTTCTACAAGGTTAGAATCAATTATTTTAACCTTGTGAGGACTATCAATACTGTTAAAGGAATCAGCTGTGTACTGATGTTCAACCTTCATTACCGAAAAACCATTTTCAGGATGTTTGATTAACTCAACATAAAGCCAATCGCCAATCATTACAGTTGGCTTGTCCTCCAAAGAAATAACCATTTCAATAAGTTGAGTCAAAGTAATTTCTTGACTTTCATTATCGTCAAAAACCGTTCGATACAGATCGAAATGGGGAGTGCCACCTTTGAAATCTAAATACTGTAATATGTTTAAACCTTTGTAATAGCTTTCAATTATGTCATGACTAACTGTTTGGCCTTCGCTTTTAAGCAATGATACTGCTCTATTAAGCATTTTACGTGAATATATTATCACGTGTACATTTTCTAAATTCTGTTTCATGTTATTCGTTTAATAATTCACTTAATTCTGTTCCTATCTCAACTAAATCACTGTAAAACCTTATTAAAGCAAGTCTTTCAGATTCATTTTTAATTGCAACAAGTAGTTCTTTTTTCTTAATAGTTCCGGCAACCTGTTTCGCGCATTCTATTTCATCAGGATAGGTTTTGATAAACTCATTCAGCAATGTGAAATCCTTTTTTGGAATGCTGTTAATAACTGTTTTGATAGTTCCTAAATCCCTTTGGTTTTTCACTCCTAGAATAGCTCGGTAATAAATCTGCCACTTGATTTCATTTGTGAAAGAAATCACCTTAAAATCTTCATTGAGATATCGGTATAAGTAAACTGCTGAATAACCAATGTCCCCTAATTCTTTGAAGCGCCTAAAGCTGTCCAGCAGGTGCTGCTTTGCTAGTTCCAATTGTTGTTCTTTTGTTGGTATTGGCTTTTCTTCTTCCTTAGGAGCGATCTGCTTTGCGATTTCTGATCGTTTTAAGCTTACGTAGTGAGCTTTTAAGAATTTTACAACTGTTACTATAGATAATCCCATAAAGTCGCCATACTCCCCTAAAACTCCTTTGTTTATTGCGATAGGTATTTCTCCAATTCTAATGTTAGGCGATGATCTTTTTACTTCCTCACATATCCCTGAAAAAAGATGATTCAATTTTTTTGGGTCAGCATTAAAACCTAGGTCATCATTTGCTTTTACGATGGATGCAAGAAGAACAGCATTCAATGTTTTGTCATCAACATCCCTAACCATTGGGGTATCGAATATTTCAATACACATTTCCAATTTTTGGATCGCAGTGTATTTTTCGATTTTTGTTAATCCGTTATCCATGTTTGTCGTGCATTACTTCCAAGGCTATTTCCATTGCTGTTTTTTTTGGAACATTGAAATTGCCTTTGTTAAAATTTTTTTCGTTTTTTTTCCAGGTGCCAAGTCTGCGACCAACGTCAAAAGATTTTTCTTTTTCGAATCGCATTTTTTTATCATTGACGCCATGCTCGGTCCAGTATGCTATAAAATCATCTAGCAAATTTTTGCCGTATAAATTTTCAAAAGGAGATAACAGATTTTTAAAAGTTTCTTTTCGATCAGAAATAGATTTTATTTTGGGTGTGGTCGAAGTTTCTTCGACACTATCAAACTGTATATACTCTTTATCACTTACATTAACACTAACACTTACACTATCATTTACACTTACAGTTGAATTTCGTGTCTTTTCGTTCAACGAGATTGAACGGTCGTCAACGGTCGTTGGATTTCGTTCAACTTCCGTTTTTGCTTTTCTCATTTCTGCTGATTTTTGACCAGCCAACTTTCGTTGTTCTTTTTGTTTTTCCCATTTACCTAAATCACGTTTTAATGTTGACTTGATTTGAATAAATAAGGCGTTGACAATGAAGTCGTCAGTTGTTGGGTTTTCATCATTTACATAGGCAAAAATGTGCTTGATAAGTTTGCCAGCTTGTTCGTTTGGTAGGCTTTCAAAAACTTCCTTCCAGTCAGCATAAGCAACGAATGATTTTTTGCCATCTGCCATGCTAAATCCTCCTTTCTTTACTTTTCCTGTAGCAACATTTTACTGTTACTGGTGTGCCTTTGTTAAATGTTAAAATAGCCTGAATGCCCATATTTTTAATATGATTTAATTCTTCCATTGCAGATGGTAAATTATCAAATCTGAGAGGGGATAAGCTGTGTTTTGGACAGACAATCTTATATGGTGTCTGCTTGTTTTTTAACGCTAATTCTGCGTCTATATCTTTAGTCTTCATTATTTTCTGGGAATAAAACCCAAGATTTGATATCCTCTTTTGGATCTGGGATATAAACCCCTAAAAATGTTCTGGCCCATCTTTGGATATCTTCTTTGTACAAGAAAAATTGGGTATTTGTTAGTGAATTAACCGATGCAGGTTGAATAATAAATTTTTGCTTCTCATCACTCCATACCTCGATAGGAGGACAAAATCTTTCACGCAGATACATGTGTACAATTTCCTTTGTCTTGACCTCTGATTGAGGTATTCCAATATCGATTAAGCATTGTTGAACAATAGGTACAATTGTACACATGTAGTATTTTAAGAGCTTAGGAGATAACATTCTCGATTAAATGATACTCTATTTCTCCGCCTTCAAAATCTGGTCTCTCAATCAATAGTTGAAGGTCGTTCATATGTGCCCAGGTTTCAATTTCTGAAAGCGAGTTCTTATCGAGGTAAGAAGCGTCAAAGTGAAGTGTTTTAACTTCTCCAATATTAAGTGAAGCAAGTTTTAAAGCAGCTATGTAAATAGCGGAGCTACTAAGTTGATCTTTTGTAAATGCGTGACCCAAGTAGGTAATACCGTCATCAGTAAAACCAAAACCGACAGGAAGCTCAGCTGATTTAATCAAATCTGTTTTCTCTGTCTCGATTTCCTTAACTAACTTATCAGCATCTTGAGCCAATTTTTCAGCTTCTTTGAATGCTTTTTGAAGTAATTTGGCATTGTTGTTTTCTTCAATTTGTTTATTGGTCTTTTGGGTCTCGATAAGTTTATCGTTAAGATCCTTCTTGAAGTCTTCACTTTTAGGTTTGTTAGCTTCAACCTGTAGCCAGTCATTACCTTTATCGATATCAACTTGAAGAGAGCTAATCTTATTTGTTTGATCTTGTATAAGTGATTCAAGCCTTTCAATCTCAGATTTTAAACGAACAATTTCCGTTTGGCATTCTGCCTGAGCAGCTGATTTTTCGTCTAAGCCAGATGTTACATGAGTATATCGTTCATTATGTCCATCAATTGCCGCTATTTGCTTTTGTATCTCAATGATATCTATTGGTTCTGTGTCAATATCTTCATTTACAGGAACTAGTTTGCCTCTTGCTGTTTCGAGGTCACGATTAGCAAAAGTCCTATTTTCATAAGCCTGCTTATATCTAGAATCAATATCTGAGAAGTCAAGACCGACAATCTTTTGAAGTGTTTCCCTTTGTTTTTTAGGGCCATCATTAAGAAACTGATCAATGTCAAATCCTTTTGGGAAATAACGAGCTGCCAATTCACTGGTTATCGCTGTCTTGATATTTTCTTTGGTGATCAAAATAAGTTTTTCGCCCTTTTTGGTTGTTTTGTCAAACTGCCAAATTAATTTTTCACCTGTTGTGAGTTCCCATTCTGTAAAACCTTCTGTAGCGCCTTCCTTTAGGATGACATCAGGCTTAATAGATTTTAATCTATCAGGTAGCGATTTTAAGAAGGAAGACTTACCTTTGTTATTTCCTCCTGTGACGATAGCAGTGCAACCGTTAAAGTCTGCTGTTAGGTCGGAAATTGCTTTTAAATTTGAAACGGTTATTTTCTTTACTTTACTCATAATTGGTTATTTTTTGATTGAAATTTGATATCCTAATGCTCCGGTACGTAATGGTGGTTGGATTATTTCGCCAGTATCTTCATCGATCAGCTCTTTGCGAATGTTCTTGAGAAAGTTTTCTCGTTCTTTCCTCTTTTCAATAAGAGGATCTATTAATGAGGTCAGATAATCCCATTCAGAATCTTTGCAGTAGCTGAAATCATATTTAACACCACTTTCTTTTTCGGTTATTGAAGCATTATACATGCTTAATTCTTCACCTTTTTGAAGTTTTATTTTACCATTAACCACCTGTCTAACTGATTGATCAAGCTGTTTGAAAAATTCTAAACCCTTCTTAACGGCAATCAATGCTTTAACAGGATCCTCTTCACCTTCCCTTAGTTGAATGACAAAGTCCGAAACCATTGTACTGATGTCGGACTTTGTTATATTTAAAATCGAGGAGGAGGATAGTTCTAAACTATTTTTTTGATTTTCCATACCTACGTTTTTGGTTTATAATTTGTCTCTGCTTTTTGGAGAGTTTCTCGATACACTTTTTTCATGTTTAGCTTTTTATTCAGCCTTACCATCCATTTTTCACCTTTGTTTATCAGGGCTAGATAGGTGTTAAATTGTGTTTCAGTCATCCATGGCTTTTTATCTTCAGGTTCCATAGGTTCGTTTGTTGGCTTGCTTGCTCCTTTATTACCGTCGTCATCTTCTTCTTGAAGATTAAGAAGTGCTTTTAAAGTATATCGGCGGTAGTATGTGATAGCTGAACCAATTTTTTGAGGGTCGTTACCTTGTGGAAGATCAAGGCTACTTTCGATAAGTTCATTGGTTTCTACATCAAAAATTTGTGTTTTTAATGTATTGCCAGTTATAGGTTGAAGTACCATTAAACCTACTTCGTGAAGGAGTGGATTTGTTAATTCAATCAACTGATTGATATCAGCATATTTTGACTTGTAAAAAGGATTGCTGGTGTCCTTTGTAAGTTTTCCAATATTCTTTTGGATCTCAAACAGTTTCTTATGAATTGACATAGGTTTCGTTTTTTAACTCTTCCTGTTTAATAATCTGCTTTGCGAGCGCATTTAAACATTCATCCGAAATGATCTGGTCATACACATCTATATGTTTATAGACTTCAACTCCTCCGATCTTAATCTCCTGGATATCCACTTCTACCGATTCAAATTCAGTAGCAGGATAGTATAGGTATGCGACATCAAAGAATACTGTTTGAATACTGCATACTGTTGTTCTTAAATCTTTACCCATGACCTTCTAGTATTAAGCATGCATAAAAAATAATTAGTAGCAGAGCAAATGATATACTAAACCACTTGATCTGATTTTTTTTATCCCGAGGATCCTGGCCCTTGAAATAGTTCTGTTTTAGTTTTCTCATATTGTATGGATTTAATTAAAAAGTTGATTGATGAGATAAGCGTCCTCACCGGTTGTAGTAGATCCTACAGGTTCTCCTAAAGGATAAATAATCCTTCCATTGTCTGTGTCAATTTCTTCATCAATAGGAGTGCATAATTCAGGGCATCTATTAGGTATACCATTTTTATCTGACCAGTAAGCCCATTCTCTTACAGATAATAAAACACCACCATCATTTACTAAGTGGTGATCACTATTCAAAAAAGGACGTAACTGGAATAGGTTTTTGATGTTGAATAAAGTTTCCATAATTAATTTTTAAGGTTTAGCACCATGTTCGGGGATCGAACCCGACATACCGAACCTATCGGACATGATGTTTACACAGGAAATTCAATTGCTAGGACTTACTGGACGTGTAAGTATTAGAGTGTCGCCAACCGCACATCTAGCCAAATTGATTTCCGTACACCTTACCACTATTCACTTAGGTGTCAAGTTTGGAATCGACGGCTTTCACATTTACTGCTACATTAACAATCTATCCAACATAGAATTTTGTCCCTTTCGGGAACATGGAAGTACAAAATGTCAAAGAACTATTTGCGACCGTTGTCGCTCTTGCGGAGTGTTCAGATTCGAACTGATAAAGCCAATTGTCTCACCCCGTTTTGCTAAAATTTAGGCATAGCTATCGCCTGACAGGTGTTTTGAAAACCTGTAATTAATTGATTACTAGATGTTATTTATTGTGAATTTCTTTCTTCGACTGTTAGGTAGTCATACCTCTTTTCATGGAGTTCAGCTTGGTTCAATTCGGCTACTGAGAAATATTGTTTTGCCCCCATACCTTTCTGAATGCGTGTTATGAGCTTCATCTTCTCCCATAAAAGAACATTGTTCTTGCCGTGCTTTGCAAAGGCTGCATTAATACCTATTGTTGGATTTACTACACCTGCATCAATCAATGCTTGCGTAGCTGCTATCTGTCCAGCGTTTTTAAGAAGCTTGTGCAGACTAATCGAATCTATGATGTAGGTTTTCATTATTGTTATTAGATTTGTGTTTAATCCTGATTTAATGAGAAATAATAAATTTAAAAAGGGTCAAATGGTTAGATTAATCATTAACCCAACTACATCTCTTCAAGTGATAACCGTAAACTATGATTTGCATGGATCTGGTCAAACTTATGACTGTCGATATACAAACCCTGACGGATCAATACTTAGGGATGCTTTTCTAGAATTGGAGCTTGAGCATAATCCAGATTTTGAGATTCCTGTTGAGGATGACAAACCTTTAGATTATGGGAAGCTGTAAATGATTCTTTAGCTCCACTATCCATTTCGTTCAGTCTCTCTAAAACTGTGGCTGAAAGGAATGGGTAGTTTTCCTTTAATTTGTCATATAGATCAAGTAATCTGACTACTCCCATGTTTTCGATTTCTTCCTTGAATCTTCTTGAAAATTTGTTCATAATATTAGTTTTTAAAAAGGTGATGAATGAATGCTCGGCCTAACTCTGTCCACCGTGTTTGGATATCTGTTCCTTTTTCACCACTAGACTTTAAGTAGGTATGCGTATAAGTCTCAGTATAGCCTTTGCTTCTTAGCTTTGATACTAGGAGCCATTTACTACCTTGTTTATAATGTATTCCCTTTTCTTTAAGTATCTGATTAAGTCTTATCGCTGTTATTCCTAATTCTTGAGCAATTATATTAGTTGTAATATTTGTTTTTGATTGTAGAACAGCTTCGCAGTAGGCCACTTTAGGCATGGCTTTAGCAATAATTTCTCTTGACTCAATTAAAGCTTGATCTTTCTGTTCAATTTTCTTTTTTTGTTCTTCAACCTGAGCCTTTGCGATGTCGTTAGCAGATCTTAACTCTTTAAGCTGTGTTGCCATTTGAATAATCATGTCAGGATTATCCAATAAGTTTTCAATAGTCTGAGGAGTTGCTGTCATTCCAACTGTTAAAAGCTCTTTGATTCGATCATTGCACCATAATTTGAAATCTACTGATAGCCATTGTGCGAAATCTAATGCAATTGTTTCATGTAACCAGGTGCCACCGCCATTTTCTGAGCTACCCATTTTTGTAACAATAAATTGATTTTCTGATGTGTCCGATTTTCGGATACATGCTTCAATTAATTCTTTTGTTGATGGAAGTTCTAAATACTTAGCAGGTCTTTTGTTGAAAGATTTAGCCATTTGAGTAGCATTTACGTATGCTGTTCCTTCTGCGTTTCTAAAAGTAACCTGGTTACCTTGATAAGAAAATAGTTTGGTTAGTTGATTCATTATTCAGCCCTCATTATTATAGATATTCCGTCTTTAAATTTTGATTTCATGACTACAATGTGTCTTTCAGGAAAAATTCGCTTAAAAACAGCTTGTTCCCTTCGTAAATAATTAATAGTTCTAGTATCCTCAATCCTAGACCCTATATCTAGACTTTCGAATAGTTTCGTAGCAGATAAATTGCTATTAATATTTTTTTGCATATTTTTAGTTATAAGTATTGTTAATATGGTTATATATAACTACCTTTGCAGTGTTCTAAAATATAAAGTAGTTATTAACCACTACAAATATAAGTTAAATATAAGTAACCTCAAATTATTGTGGGTTATATTTTACTTATATTTTGTAATACATTGATATTCAGTGCGAAAAAATGATAAGTTTAAATCTGTTAGAAAAAATAATAGATTAACCCAAGCAGAAATGGCTTTGTTGCTAGATGTGAAACAACCATTTATAACAGCAGTAGAGAAAGGTGTGTCATCTTTATCTAAAGAAAAAGCAGAAATATTAGCGGAAAAATTCAATTTAGATATTGAGTGGCTGTTAAGTGATGATGTGGAATTAAAGAATGAAGTGACAGCAATGCCTCATGATGATTATATGATGGTAGAATACGTTGATTTATCAGCTGAAGCTGGACAACTAGGAGCGGTAAATGTAGATAAGTTGCCAGATACTAAAAAGAGATTAATCCCTAAAGAATTTGACCGTGGAAATTATTTGGTTATTAGGGTTAATGGAGACAGTATGGTAGACGGTACTGATATATCTATTCCAGATGGGTCAGAAATTTTAGTTAAAGAATATCAATTAGAACCAGGGGAGAGCTTGCCAATTAGAAATAATCTTTTCGTTATTTGTTCAAGAGAAGGGAATGTATTCAAACAGATTACTGAGCATAATCTTGATCAAGGATATGTCAAATGTCATTCATACAATAAAAGATATAAAGATTTTAAAATAGATACTAAAGATATTTTTCAGGTATTTATTTATAGGAAAGTTGTGTCAATAAGGCCCTCTATCCCAGATATTGGAGAAATAAATTAATTTAAAGATATCATTTATAATTTTAATACCTATTTTTAATGAAATTTAAGTATTTATAAATTATGTTGTTTGTCGCTTGGTTTATATTGTCCTGTATAATGTCATTTTTAGGTAGTAAACGTAATATAGGTTCTTTTTGGGCATTTGTAATATCAATTTTATTTTCTCCAGTTATTGGGTTAATTGTTATTCTATTATCAAAAAGAAAGGATACCTTATTATTTGAAAAATCTATTTTAGACAAAGTTAGCTATAAACCAGAATTAAGTTATGTTGATGAAATGTTTAAGTTAAAAACCTTACATGATTCTGGAGCGATAAATAATGAAAAGTTTCTAAAGGAGAAAAAACGGTTAGATGATTTTGATGCAGGTAAGGTATATCTATTTTTTTTTGATTCAAAAGGCAGGGAATTATCAATAGAATTAGAAGGGAATGGAGTTAAATATAATGTGCCCATTAATAAAGCAAATGCATGTGTTTTAGTTTATGATAAAAATGAATTTAAAGTAACTGTATCAAAAAAAAGTGCTTTTTTTTCAGGAATTAGCTTGAATCTCTCTGCGAATTCGTTCGAAAATTATTATGATTTATCTAAATTAATATAATATGAAAAGAATTTTAATAATGTTGTTTTTGCCTGTGTTACTTTTATCATGTAGCAAGGATAAGGATTCTGAACCTGAAGTAAATAATATAGTTGGAGAGTGGATTGATTCTGATGGGAAAGAGTTTCCAAAATTGACTATACAATCTGATAGACACTATGTTCTTATTTTGGATAAAGATACCCCTGCAGGTTTTACAGGAACATATGGATATGATGGCACTAAATTAATTCTTGGTAATGCGAAAGGGAATTTTGTTTACCAAGTTAGTTTCAAAGGTAATAATAACTTATATCTGCTCGGAGGGCTGGAGGGGGCTACTCCAAAGGATTATAAATATAAAAGAAAATAAGTGTTTAGATAAACAGAGGTTTAGCGCTCTCTGTTTATTTCTTTTAATACTCCTGCCTGAACCTTATCAATAACAGACCAGTCCCGAGCTGCATATCTGTTTATAACCCTTGACTCGTCAAAGTGATTTAAAGCTGTTTCTACGGCATCATGACTAAAGCCACATATATTTACAGCTATTGAAGCGAAAGAGTCTCTAGCCTCGTAAAAAGTAAATCCTGATCCTTTATGTCCAGAGCTTAGTGCGTTTGTAAATCCTTCGTGTTTAGAATATCTTTTTCTAAGATACGTGGCGTTGTATTTTTCTAATAATACTTTTGCATCCTCCGGTATCAGTACGCTAATAAAAGCGCTGTCTGCTCTTCTTCCTGCAGTCTTAGCTCTTTCATATTCTATGCGCCCATCAACGATTTTATAGTTTCCATCATACATGTCTTTTGCATTCATTCCACATAGGTAAAGAGATAGCATGAATATATCCCGGGATAATTCTTTTAATCCTACCAGATCCATTGCTCTGTATTCGATAATTCGATCGACAAGATTTTTATCCATATCTTTTCGTGTCATCTTATACTTAGGCATCTTATAATATTTGAATGGATCAGAGGTTATGATCTGTACTCTTTCGTTATTATACTTTTCTTTGCATTTGTTATGTAGGTTCCGGATTCCCTGCATTACTTTAAAAACACCGGCATCATCCAAAGAAGATGTAATATTATGTGCCTGTTTATCTGAGTTACTTCTTTTGATTGTTTTTTCCTTTCTTAGATGCGCCTCAAATCCTTTTAGGAATACCGAATCAACATCATTGGCGTTGATGGTAGGGGAGAAGTCTTTGAGATGGTTTACAGGCGGACTCATGGATCTGCGTGTTCCGGTCTTACCCTGTGCAGTCAAATTGTCCAGGAACTCACCACAGAAAGCTATAAAATCAACAGAGTCTATAACTACAGGTCTATCACTTTCAACTAAAGCATCTTTTAACTCCTCTAAGGACATGTATTGTACAGCTGGCCCCATATCTTCAATTTTGTTACGGTACGCCTTTAAGTCAGTATTAACTTCATCAAGTACCTTTTTGTCTTTGATGGTTAATTTGATTGACTCTTTGCCATTCTTCAATTCTGTTGTTTTCTTGATCTGTTTATCGACAACATAGAATCTACTTGCAATATATTTGGTAATACTATTGTGAGTTATTTTGATTTTAACATTTGTTGTGCCGTCCTGTTTCCGATGATGTTCGAATATGGAATAGTTTACTGTTGCCATTTATTGTAAAGTTCTGTAAAGCTTTTGTAAAGTTCTGTAGTGAAATTTAACCTTTAAAGTGAGACTAAAGTTAATAAGGAATAATCGTATAAGCAATAAAAAAGCCCCTTATCGTGTGATAAGGGGCTTAAAAGGTTGTACGCCCATCAGGATTCGAACCTGAGACCGTCGGTTTAGAAAACCGAAATCAATATTGATGTTATATTCTTGTAGTCAGTCTATTATGGTTCTGGGTAATATTCATTGTAAAGCAACTGTAAAGTTTGTGTTTCAACAATACCCAAGCAGATATCATTTAAAAATAATTTATAAATATATGAAATTTGTAACAGAATACGTTTCATAGAACTAAGCAAACAGTTTCATCATGATTTTAAATTAGCTAAAATTTATAGCTAAAATAATTTGTTATTCTAAAAAGTTTAGTATATTTGAATCAACAAACAAGTCTTTTCATAATTTAGGTTTATAATTGGTTAGTATAGCCCGACACCTCCCAAGTGTCGGGCTTTTTTATTATATTGTACTTTATAAACCTATTTTTAATTATATGGAAGTACTTGAACCATCAAACTTTTTTGAAATCGCAAGTTTATTTGGCGGAATATTTACAGGAGCTGTTGCTATAGTGGGATTAATAATTGCTAGTGCCACACTATTTGTCGGTAAGGAAGCTCTCAGTATTTGGAAAAAAGAAAAGGAGTTTGATATTAATATAGAGGGACTCGCAAATTCTTTTGATGCAGTAAAGAACTTGGAAGACCTTAAAAATGACCAATATAATTATGAGTATGTGAAAGATGTTTGGGGGGAAGTGTTAACAGATATTTTCAATAAAAATGAACTTGATGTATATAACTCATTTATAAAAGTTTTCTCTTACAGTCAGTATTATAATAAATTAAAGGACAGATTATTTGTTGTGAGAAAACAAGCTCTTAAGGTTATGAATGTATCTACGGATGCTGAATTAATTGATTTTTATCGAAAATATATCGTAGTTGAAGCAAATATTTTTAATATACATCATAATTATCATTTTTCTAAGATCAATAACTTTATAGATAAATACGATTACAAAAAAATCTCAAAAGAGGAGTATGCGGTATGTGGTTATTTCAATTCTGCAAAGCAACAATATCCTAATATCCCAAATGAAAAGATATATGAAGACCTGTACAAAAACTTTTTTGAAAATAGAGGTGGAGATCCAATTGAACCGATGAGAGCTCAGGTTGTATCTTTTTATAGCCGCAAACAATCCTAGATTATTAATTTTTTTAGATGAGTCCTAGCCTTAAATGGTTGGGACTTTTTTATGTTCATTTCTTTCAATTTTTGATAATAATATTATTTTAGCTTATTTTAGCAAATGAATGCTAAATATTTAGCATTATTACACATAATCAAAATTATATGAATAAAGTATTAGTAGTGATCCAGAAGGATTCAGGAGACACAGGTGAAAGTGAGACAGTAGGTATTTATGATGTTAATTCTATTGTTAGCATCACAAAGGAGCTTGACGGTCATGGGAATAAATTTTTTAGTAATATCTCCTTTAGTAATGGCTTGGAATTAAAAGTTGTTGAATTACCAGAGGTAATTTATGAATATTATAAAGAATGGGAGTATGATAAAGATCCTTTGGCAGTAACTAAGTATGATATCAATTTTGTTTATACGGTAGGATAATAAAGGAGGAGGATGCAAGTGTCAGAGGGTAAGGATATAGATGTAGGGGGAAGGCCAGCACATTACGAAACAGCAGAAAAGTTACAGACCCAGATTGATGATTACTTTATTTACGTTAAAGGTGAATATCATTGGGAAACAGAAACGGATGATGAAGGCAAAGAGCATGATGTAAAGGTTTGGGATAGATCTCCAGAGCCAATAACAATTACTGGTCTTTGTCTTCATTTGGGTTTTGAAAGTAGACAAAGCTTTTATGATTACGAAAAGCGTGACGGGTTTTCTTACACTATAAAAAGGGCTAGGTTACAAGTAGAGAATCATTATGAGAAGGCTGCGCAGTATGCGAAGTTGCCCACAGCTCATATATTCGCTTTAAAGAATATGGGTTGGTCAGATAAACAAGAGATCGATCACAAGTCAACTGATGGATCGATGGCAACTCAGCCCAAGGATTTAAGTAAATTAACAGTAGAAGAGCTTAAGGCCTACAGGTCAATAGTGGAAAAGATAAGTGAGTAAGGAAGAACTTGTATTGGCATCATTGGATGATATTGATGCACAGTTGTGTAAGAAGAACTTTTTTTATTTCCTTCAATGTTTTTGGAGTGAAATTATAGCAGAAGATCCTGTATACAACTGGCATATAGAATACCTATGCGATCAACTACAGGAATATGGGGAACGAGTTATCAGGCGTGAAGCGAAAGAAGCTGATTTCATCATAAATATTCCTCCAGGAACCTCAAAGAGTACAATATGTACGGTAATGTTCCCTGCTTGGATATGGACTATAGACGCATCCATTAGGGTGATGACAGCTTCTTATTCTGCCTCTCTATCCACAGATCACGCTGTTAAGAGTCGGGATATTATTAGATGCGCTCGGTATAGGTTATGGTTTCCAGATGTGAACATCAAAAATGATCAAGACAATAAGACTCATTACAAAAATACAGCAGGTGGTGAGCGGTATGCCACATCTGTTGGTGGTACTGTAACAGGCTTTCACGCTCATATTATTATTGTCGATGATCCAATAAATCCAAAGGGAGCATCATCTGAGGTTTTGCTTGAGTCCGCAAGTGGGTTCATGAATACCACGCTGTCGACACGTAAAGTTAATAAAGCCGTTACGCCAATTATCCTTGTTATGCAAAGGCTACATGAGGAGGATCCAACCGGTAATTGGCTTAAGAAAAAGAAGAAGAAGATTAAGCATGTGTGTTTACCTGGTAGGCTATCCAAAGATGTTAAACCAATTGAATTACGAGAAAGATATATAGATGGGATGTTAGATCCTGTCCGTTTATCCATGGAAGTAATGGACGAGCAAAAGGAAGATTTAGGCTCATATGGTTTCGCTGGACAAATACAACAAATACCTGCTCCTGAGGATGGGGGTATCTGGAAGAAATGGTTTAAGATAATTCCTGACTATCTATGGGAAAAGGATATCCTGCCAAATTTAGTAAATAGGGGTTCTGATTGGGATTTGGCATATACAGAAAAGGAAAGTAACTCTGCCTGTGCTTATGTTGAATCAGGGAAGTATAATGAGAACATGGCCATTAATGATATTGGCTTCAAGTGGTTGGAGTTTCCTGAACTGATCAATTACATGAAAAGTAAAGAGGCACCACATTATATTGAGGCGAAAGCTAGTGGTAAGAGTGCTAAGCAAACATTAAAAAAATCAGAGATACCAGCTATTGAAGTAAAAGTGAGCGGTTCGGAAGGGGATAAGGTAGCTAGAACGAGATTAGCAACTCCTTATGGTGAAAGTGGAATGATATTGATTAGAGAATCTATTGCTGATGCTATCTATAATGATGAAAGACAGGGTATTTTAAAGTTCCCCAATAATAGCCATAATGATTTAAATGATGCATTAGTACAGGCAATTAATAGGCATTTCATTAACAACAAGCGTAAGAGGGAAATTCATAACAATTAAAATAATAAGTGCGGTATGGGAATGTGGGATAGATTATTTAAGAAAAAGAGTTATACACCCAGTGGATATGGAGTGTTTACACCAGTGATCAGCATAGGTAAGGATATTGTTGATCTTTTGAAAGGCGGTAGGGGCGGATTACTGGAAGAATCAATGTTTAATTCAGTCAACATCTTTTCGGTGGTAAGAGTTATCGTTGATAAAGCAAAGCCTTGTCCTTGGTTATTATATGAGGTGACCAATGAACAAAAGCATGCATATTATTTGAACTACAGGCAAAAGGCAGAATTCCTTCACAAAGCAAATGAGTTTAAGGTTAAGGCATTAAAAGAGGTTGAAAGCAGTCCAATACTTGACCTGTTAAACAAACCAAATAGTTATCAAACAAGGATGTCATTTCTTGAGGATCTATTGGGATTTTACAATACATTAGGAGAGTGTTTTATTTATGCTGACATGCCTGTGAATGGATTGAATGCCGGCAAGCCTGTTGCACTGTACTCATTACCTCCTCATCTGGTAGAGCCTATTTACTCTAACGACTTTAGAAACCCTATCAAAAGTTACATATTTTATTTTGATGGTAAGCCAATGGAGATTGAGCCACATAGAATTTTGCATGTAAAGAAATGGAATCCATTGTACAACTATAGTGGAGCAGGATTACATGCTATAGCACCTATCGAAGTAGCGCAGAGCTTAATAAATAGAGAGAAAGCAAATCAAAGGGCGCAGACAAGGGCATATATCAATGGAGGGCGTGCATATCTCATAAGTGCTGAAAAGCCAAACCCTGACGAAGAATCCATGACGCAGGAGCAATTGGACAATCTTAACGATAGGATTAAAGATAAATTGCAGGGGCCTGAGAACTACATGAACATCCAAGCTACTAGTGCATCTGTAAAGGTTCATAATATTGGGGATAGTGTAGCTGATATGAAATTGATCGAGGCCGATAAGGAAGACTTAAGAAAGACATGTGCAATCTTTAATGTTGATGGTATATTGGTTGGATTAAAAGAAGGTGCAAAGTATGATAATCAGGATGGAGCATTTAAGGCTTTAGTTACTCAAGTTGTAATGCCGCAACATAATGATCTTACTGAGGCTTTCAATGTATGGTTAGTTCCAATGTTTACCAAGGATAAAGGGCGAAAATTAGTATTAGAGCCTGATAGTGCATTTTATCCCGAATTACAGCCCGATGTAAAGTTAATGCGTGAGGTGTACGGCAATGGACACTTTACAGACAATGAATTTAGATCGGTTATTGGTTGGGATAAACACCCCGATCCTGTTTCGGATATGATGTTGCATCCAACAAATGTAAAGATTGTCAGTGCAGATTTATTGAAGCAACAATCAGAAAGCAAACAGGTTGTTCCATTAAACAATAACGTTCAGAGCAACAAAGCGGTCAAAGAACAGCAGGAAATGTTAAAAGGCTGCTTAATGTTCTATCCCGATATCGACATTAATGAATGGGTAACTAACATCATGAAGCTTGTTCCGGAAAGTATTGTGGAGGAGTATGAGTTTGAACCACACTTAACTGTCCTTTATGGTTTTGATGATACTAAGATAAACATGGGTAAGCTGAAGTATGTTGTTAATGAATTTATCTCTACCAATCCTATTTCAATTAAGGCAGGAAAGATAGGTGTATTTTCAAATGTTAATGATGTGATCAAGATCGATATCCAAGATTTAAACGGAAACCTAACCAGGTTAAACAGACTGATGAAAGAAAAATTCGATTATCAGAATGATTACCCAGTTTACAAGCCTCACATGACTATTGCGTACACCAAAAATGGAACTGGATTAAGCTATGATGGATTAGATATTGATCTCAATAATTTTGGATTAAAAGACTTAAATACTGGCATTTTGAAGTATTCAGACAGTAATAAAGTAAAGACTATTATCTAATTTGCTAAAATTCTAACTATTTTAGCATAAAAATTTGCTAAAGTCATTTTAGCTAATTATCTTAGCGATATAATAGTTCATTGAGTTAGAATAGTGAAGGTGATTTGTGGTCAGGGGATTGACAATAAAAAGGGCAGAGATAGAGTAGTGCAGTTTGATTATGTGTTGGTGATTCTATTTTCTGCCCTTTTTATATTTAAGTGAGGGTGATTATGCTGGGGATGTTAACAAAAGGAATAAGTCAGGGATTTAAGGACGTAGATGTAAAGCAAGGTATTGTTACTGGCTATTTTGCTCATTTTGGATCAAAAGATAGTGATGGAGATATCATTGTGCAGGGGGCATTTGCTAAGTCTATACGAGAAAATGGTCCTAAGTCAGCAAATCCTAGGATCAAACACTTACTTGACCACAATAAGAAAAATGCTGTCGCATTGATTTTAGAGCTAAAGGAAGATAATTTCGGTTTATATTATGAGTCAAAGGCAGGAAGACATGCTGCAGGTCGTGACTTTTTACTGCAAGTTGAAGATGGGATTATTACCGAGCACTCGCACGGTTACATCACGTTAAAAGAACAACAAAAATCAGATGCTAATTACATTTACGAGAATGCTTTGTTAGAGGGTTCGAGCCTTCAATTTTGGGGTGCTAACTCAAACACACCTATTGTAGGTATTAAATCTGCTGAAGATATCATAGCGACGATTACCATGCTAGAAAAGGCCGTGAGAAACGGCAAGTATACAGATGAGACATTCATTCAATTAACAGAACGTATCAAGTCACTTTACGACTCTCTTAAGCCGTCTTCGGGCACTTCGGATGAGACTAAGCCGACGGTCTACACCAAATCTGTATTGAAATATTTATAAAAACAATTTTTTCACCGTAGAAGGATAAGTGAGATGGAAGAAAACGAAGTAGAAGAAAAAGTAAAAGGGTTTAAAAATCAACTTGACGCAAATGAAAAAGCAGTCAAAGATGCCCAAACGAAAGCCGATGCAGCTGAAAAGAAAGCATCTGACTTAGAAACGAAACTTAAAGAGTCGGAAGATAACGCTAAAGTCATGCAAAAGCATTTGGATGATCTTGATGTTAGATTACAGGGTGGTGTCCAACAAGAAAAGGTAAAATCATTGTCTGAGGAATTGAAAGATCATGAAGAAGCATTCAAAGCAATTGCTGAGTCATCGACATCAACTAAAGGACAAAAATTTGAGATCAAAGCTGTTGCAAGTCCAATGACTACAGTTACTGTTGCGGGTAATTCTCCTAGTATGTACAGGACAGAGGTTGATCGAAATATTAGCCGTGCTCCACGTGTATATCCTCGCATTTCCGAATTGGTAAATACACAGGCAACTGATGCCGGTTTGATCACATATGTTTCTAAAGTGAACGAGGAAGGTACAGCTGAGTTCACTGCTGAGGGAGCATTGAAGCCACTGCGTTCTTTTGAATTCGTAGATGATGAATCGAAAGTTAAAAAAGTAGCTGTAGTGTTTAAAGTTACAACTGAGACTTTGAAATTTGTTGATCAATTTGAATCAGAATTGCGTGTAGACGGTATTCAAGCGATAGAGGATGAAATCGACATTAAACTTATTAGTGGAGATTCATCTGTTACTCCAAAAGAGATCGATGGCTTATTAAAGTTTACATCACCATTCAATGTAACCGGTTTAAGTGTCGTAGATCCAAACAATTATGATGCAATTGCTGCAGCTGCTCTGCAAGTTTCACAAACAGGACATAATCCAAATATTGCATTAGTTCCATCAGTGGATCATCTTAATTTGGTTTTGACTAAAGGTGAGGATGGTCATTATGTACTGCCTTTATTCAATACTAAAGATGGTACATTCATCGGTAATGTACGATTAGTAGTAAGTGATGAAGTGGGACCAGGAGAGTTTATCGTAGGTGATTTCACTAAATTTCGCGTTCGTCCTGTTGGTGGATTAACAATGGAAATCGGGGTTGAAAACGACGACTTACGTAGAAATTTACGGACAGTTGTCTTAGAGAAATTCATGCATGCTTATGTAAAACGTCACGATCGTAATGCATTTGTTCATGATACATTCTCAAATGTAAAGGCCGCTATCAAAGAAGTTCCAACACCATAGTATGCAGGGGGAACTACCCCTACATTTTTAGTAGTATTAAAGTAAAATTTGTAAAAGTCATGGCAGATAAAAAGGAAATTAAAATCATTGATGCTCAGAAAAGAGTTGAAGTAATTGCAACAAAAGAACATCCTTATGAAAAGGAAGGTAAAAAGCTAAAAGTAGGTGTACTACAAGTTGACAACCTACTTTCAAAAGGATTTATTAAAAAACCTTAGCAGTATGGTACAAGTTAGAGGTTCGATTCCTCTAACTGCTACAAATTTAAAGGATATGTACAAATTTAAAGCATTAGTATTAATCAGTAAAAAACCTACATGCAATTGTGGAGGGTTTTATCATCCTGGTGATGTGTTTGATGAATCAAGCGAAACAAAAGCTAAGCGATACATTGAGAAGAATTGGGTTGAGGTTTTGCAATATCCGACAGTTGCTCAAAAGGAGGAAAAACAGGTTAGAAAAACAAAAGAATTCAAGGCATAATGTTAGATATTCAAGTATTAGAAATTATAGGCCCCGAACCGGTAACCCTAGCAGAAGCAAAGGCTTACTGTAAGATTGATGGTGATTACACAGGAGAAGATGCAATATTAACCGACATCATTAGTTCTGCTCGATCATCTATTGAAATGTGGGCCAACATCTCTATAGTTGAAAAAAGAATACAGGTTTATTCTGATACTGACAAAACCTTATGGCTTCCAAGATCTCCTGTTATAGAGATTGAAAGTGCTGTGGATGCTGATGGTAATAATCTTCCTTTTGATCCAAAGGTCAAGAATAAAATCACTTTTAAGTATAGTGGAGATTACTACATCACCTATAAAGCAGGTTTTCAACCATTGCCCCCAGATATTAAGTTAGCAGTGCTTAAGCAGATTGCAACTGATTACGATAACAGAGAAAACTTTATTGTAAACGGCAACAATCAGGTTCAATCTGCGAGTAATTTATCTAACAGCACCAAGAACTTGGTTAGACCCTATAATCGGAACCTATGTCTTTAAATAAATCAATTGGTCGACGAGATGTAATGATCACAATCAACCGTCTTGAGGTAGTAAAGGATCCAGGAGGCGGAACAGAGTCAAGCTTTGTGAAGTACTGGGAAACATGGGCAGAGGTAAGGGAGATCAGAGCAACCAGAGTTGCTGAAAACTATCAGGATAGATTGAAAAAGGTTTTTGCTTTAAAGGTTAGATACCGATCTGATAAAACTGTCACTAGTGATATGAGAATTATCATTAAGGGTAAAGATTACGCAATAGACGGAATTGACAATATAGAGGATGCTAACACACATTTAGAGATCATAGCAGTAGCAAGTAAAGTATAATGATAGAGAACGGGAGCGAATATTTTGTTTTTATTAAAAGATCAGCTGATACAAATTGGATGACCGTCGCCTGTTTAACTACGAATGATTTGCAAGTGCAGTCTGATATCATAGAAACATCCAGTGGATGTGATGGAGATTGGGCTAATCATAGAAATACAAAACGTTCTTTTACAATTTCGGCAAGTGGCTATGCAATAAGTGACAGCTTAGAAGAGTCTCAAGTTAGCCACGAAGCATTATTTAAGCTATCTGTAACTGGTGAGCCATTTAATATTAAGATTGCTAAGTTAGGTTCTTTATATGTCCGTCAGGGGGTGGTTACCATTACGGATTATAACGAGAATCAGACAATGAATCAAGCTTTTTCTTTCAATGTAACATTCAGAGGAAAAGGTAAGATCAATGGAGGGTTTTATAAGTACTTAGCGGATACATTCGGTAAATATATAGTTCCAAATACAGGGGAAAAGATAGTTGTTGAAGTTCATGGCGATTAAAGGATTAAAGCAAACGCAGGCCATGTTAAAAGGAAAAGCAAAGCTTTACAGAAATGGCGTAAGAGAGGTTGTTAGAACTACAGGAAGCAATGTTGTGTTTGTAGCTAAGCTAAATGCACCTCAGATGATCGATAAACTCATAAGTGGTGAGATAGTATCTAATCAAAATGGGTACGGGTACATTATTTTAGTTAAAGGTTTGCCATCGGAAAACCGATTAATGAGAAATATACCTGTTTATCTTGAATTTGGTACTGGTATTTATGCAGCAGATTACGTACCAACTTTGCCAAAGGAATGGCAAGACGTTGCAGAGAGTTTTATAGAGAATAAGAAAGGCAAGACCAAAGAGCATAGTTATTTGGTACCAGCGTGGATATCTCAAACAAATAGTTTTGTACTTAATGTAAGAAAGGCATTGCAGAGATGAGGTTAGATCCAAGTTATGAAATTAGAGTAGGATATGTTGAAGCACTGGATAATTTGGTCTACAAATCAATTCCGGTTCCCGTTTTCGATGAAATCAGAGATTCGAAAGATATTTCAACTAACTACATTATCATCTCAGGACAAACATTCACTGAAGAGAGTTTAAAGTGTTCTTTTGCCACTGACAACGCAATAAGTTTAAATATAGTAACAACATTCCCGAAAGGAGTTGGAACTAAAAAGGTCGGTGAAGACATCGCAAATATGGTCCTAGATATTGTTTATCCAGAAAATGGAGAAACAGGCATCATTGTAAACGGATTCCATATCTGGAAAACTAGATTAATTATGAACAAAACATTGATAGATGAAACAGCTGATCAGAGGATAATTACAAAGATTTTAACTTTTCAGCATAATATAAATAGTATTTAATAACAATTTAAAGAGGTAAAAAGATGGCAGACAGATTTGAGAACGGGAAGGACTACCTTTTATTTATTAAACCAGCAACAACTTGGTTGACGGTAGCATGTATTACAACAAATGGGTTTGAAATTTCTACTGATGCAATTGATGGAAATTCAAAGTGTTCAGATGGATGGGGCGGAGGTGCTGCAGGAAACAAAAGTTCGACAATGAACGGTGACGGGAATGCAATTGATTCAGGCTTACTACCAAGCGAAGCTAGTTTTAAAGCGCTTTTTGATTTAGCGAAGTCTGGTGAAACAATCCCAGTTAAAATTGCAAAAGTTGG